GTTTAATAGTTGAGTACGGAATCTTCGTTCAAATTCTTTAATATTATCTTTATTATATGAACATTCTTCTGGCATATAGCAATAGAGTCCTACACACTGAGCCTTGCGGTAGTCATTTGAGATAGTGCTTGTGATATGCCTAAAAGTATTGCCAGAACAAATAAGGTCGTCAATTATTATGTACCTCCAAGGAGTAACACCTTCCATAAAAAAATTTGAATAACATTCCTCGTTTTTCTTACGAATAACAATAATATGTTTATTCAGCAGTTCAGCAATTTGTGGAACAACCATCAAACCACTAATACCACAGCAGGCTATACTATCAAACTCATCAGTTATCTTACGCAAATCACAAATGGCCTTTATGATTATAGAATTTCTGTGCTTATGATTTAGCACTTTTGTAGTATGGCTACAACCCTTAATATATTGGCCGTCTGGAGTAACTCGATGATCTTCTAGTTTCTGATGTAGTATATTCATAACAGCACGGATGATACGATTCGAACGTATAAGAAAGGAATAAGAAAGGCTAGTTGCCTATAATAGATACTTGTCCCACCAAGTTGCATCCGTGAAGAAGAGTTCTCACTTCGTCCGCTCCAGCAGGCCGCGAGCCACAGCAACCGCCGCCTCGTCCTCTTGCCAGTGGCTTCCACCGGCCGTCCTGTCATCGTAGATTATGTCATTGGCGGCCTCGCACAGCCGCTCAATCGCCTCCCGCTCCTCGTCGGTGAGCCGCAGGCGGGCAACCTCTCGCTGCAACTCCTCGTATGAGGGCGTGTCAGCAAACCGTCCGATTGGTGTCGGCCTCATGTCTGTCTCCATGCCTGTGAGAACCACGCGATGCTGCGGACTGCGCCGCAGATCGCAAGCGTTCTCAGCCTAGTCGTTCCAGCAGGCCGCGAAACACAATTGCGGCGCGCTTTGCGTCTTCAAGCCCTACTCTGTCGTATTCGTCGGCTTGCCTAATGCCGTACTCCAACGCCTCCCGCTCCTCGTCGGTGAGCGTGGGGTGGCCAAGCCGCACCACAGTCCCACCGACCATCGCGGCCTCGCTCGTCGCGTCCTTTTCCAGAAACCACAGCGAGTGCTGCACGCCCTCGTCGTCAATCACGGCGTAGGCCATCACCGCAGAACCACGCGATGCAGCGGACATCTCATCTACCTCTTTCGTCATGGTCGCTCCTGTGTTCGATGCCGCTGATCGCAGCCGTTATGTAACCAGAAGTCGGCACCCAAGTGCGATAACAGCAACAACGGCTCCGGTCGCCCCAAACACTACAGCAACGGCGGGCCAGCCGCCGTGCATGTGGCACAACACCGCAACGCCCGCAAATGGGGATGAGGTCAGTGCAACGCCGATTATTTGAGTGATTGTCATGTGTGTGTCTCCATAACCACGCGACGCAGCGGACGAGCCGCTGATCGCTGGCGTTCTCAGCCGTCAAGGCAGAGGTTTGATATTCCGCTCGCGAAGTTTACTGGCTTTCCGCTCTCGTCGCGGATCACAAGATCGACGCGGTACAGATAAGAAGGGTCGTAGTCGCACTCAACTTGCTCAACACGCACTACCTCCCAATCGAAAGAACCGAACCGCACGTGCTGGCCCACTGACGGGAGAATGCACGCCGGCACAACCGTTGCCCCAATGACGCGACGCCAGCCCGCAACAAATACGCGGTTCTTTGACCGCCGCAAAACCTTACCAGAGCAGTTCTCTACCAACTTCCAAGACACCGGCATTTCGCTACCCCTTTGCTTCTGCGAACCAAGACGATGCAGCGGACTCGCGTCAACGTCTGAAATCATGTCGTCCTCCTGCGGCTGCGAGCCGCTCCTGGTCCTGAGTGTTATTCTTCCACTATTTCATCGGCCAAAATATGATAGTAATTGTCCCATTCTCTTTCATCGTAGAGATTAGTTTCATAACTGTGGTCATCATCATACGAAAAGAGTTCGTCTGAGTCTTTTACAATATCTTCATAATTCTCATACTCGCCATGAAACATAAAACTCTCCTTTAATCGCATTATACACCAAACACCGTCCGCTGTCAATGGGTCATGTAGGACTCGAACCTACAACCTACAACTTAAAAGGATGCTGCTCTGCCAATTGAGCTAATGACCCGTATTTAGCCTTATTGTACCTCGCCAGATTGTTTTGTCAAGTGACCCTACGGGGATTCGAACCCCGATATTCGGAACGAAAATCCGAAGTCCTAAACCGTTAGACGATAGGGCCACACTCGCAACTCAAACGTCAGCCTCCGAAACATATAAGTAGGGCGTGTACGAGTCGAACGTACCTAAGATCACCTTATAAGAGTGACGGATGCAACCGGCTTACCTTACGCCCCGTGTTGTGGGATTATACCTTGTTATCGACCGTTGTCAAGTAAAAGTTTAGTGGTGGATGAGGGACTCGAACCCCCGAAGCCGAAGCACCTGATCTACAGTCAGGCCCATTTGCCGCTCTGGAAATCCACCAACGGAATCTACAGGATTCGAACCTGTGGAGGATTTTAACCCTCGGCGGCTTAGTAAACCGCTGCCTTAAACCACTCGGCCAAGATTCCAACAAAGGCGGAGGGAATCGAACCCCCATCTACGGTTTTGGAGACCGTCGTTCTACCGTTGAACTACGCCAATCAAACTAAGCACACGGGGTAGGATTCGAACCTACATCTGACAAATTAACAGTTTGGGGCATTACCATTATGCTACCCGTGTATAAATCATATGCCCGGCTAGGATTCGAACCTAGACTCAGTTGATCCAAAGTCAACAGCTTTACCAGTTAAGCTACCGGGCAGCATTATTCACCGTTTTTTATTTCAATTCCTAGAGCCGGTAGTAGGATTTGCACCCACGACATTCAAATTACAAATTTGACACTCTGCTAACTGAGTTATACCGGCAAAGAGGATAGTTTTTATTTAAAGATAGAATACCCTCATAAACTATCTTCTCGATTTGTCATGACTCAAACCAAGAATAACCTATATATCATACTCCTTACGCCACTTCCTGTCAATATCGCTGCGGGTACGTTGACGCTTGGGCCGATTGTCCATAACCGTATACCGCTCCTCCCTGTGACCCGTAGGAAGTTCCCACCGCTGCTTGGTTTTGATTTTGATACTGTTGTACTTGCGACGTGGCCGCATATCGTCGTTGTTGTGGGGGATGATCATACCATTGTCCGTTTTCGTGAAGGTAAAAAATCCTATCTAGGTTAGGGTCATACGCCATTAAACAATATTGTACAGGATACTTAGGAGTTGTCAAATTTTTATTTAGGGGAGGAATTTTTATATCCCCTTTTTGATAATCCTTAACACCCGTATACACCAAAGCAGCAGCAGTCAACGCAACGCCAATCCATTGTAGCATATTAACCCTCCTTGTCAAACCCTTGTCCATGAAAGAATTATCGGCCAATCGTACCAGAAACTTAACTGCCGTTTTGGCAGATCGCCCGGCCGCCCTGCCATTATGGCAGAGTGTCATCCGTCAATTCGGATTCGGCGGCACGAATAATGCTAGAAGTAGGAATTACGTTAGTACCATTATCAGCACTGACATAATCACGAAAACCACGCTCATCAATATAAAAATACTCATCTATTGTATCCATCTTGTTAGTCATTAGGAATCCGGCCACTCCAGCCTCAAGAGGATCACTATGGTCCATAATCACTTGAAGCGTACCACTATTAACATAATACTTAGCCATTGTTATATCCTTTTAGTGGGCAGGAAATAGTACGTTAGCCAAACCCTTGACGCACATATCACAACTAATACTATCCTTAGTACCAGTACAAGTAATAACTGATCGACCACGACGAATCTCGGGGCAAACAACATACTTGACATCTTCGATAATTACCAGTTTAGGCAAAGCCTTACGCCACGCATCGGCCTTGGCCTTACTCTTTGGACGCTTGGGAGCAATCTTAGTATCACTATCGCACCACGCAAACAACTTAAAACCGGCAGACACCGCAGCAGCCCTATCTTCTGCATTATGAATACTAGCATAGACGGCCATATACTTTTCCAGTACAACAAGCCGACTATCGTAGATATGAGTATAAAACCACATATTAGGCAGACTAATACCATCGGCCAGAACACTCTCACACGCCCACGTTACATTCTCAACATAGTTGGTATCAAGTTCGCCGTTGAGAAACCAATCGCCACGCTCATGCCAGCGGATGCTTTTATTACGCTTGATAGCATCAAGAATCATAGCACGAATCTTATGCTTTTCGGTAATAACATTAGCAAAGCCCGCGGTGCGAGCGTTCTTATACTGATTCTCGGTGGCTTCGGCATAGCAGCCATTATTGAGAAAGTCGCACGTTGACGGGCAAGTGTCGCCAACAGGACGCGAAACCACAATGCAACCCTTACCCAACTTGTCGTTACCATCAGCAGTTTTCATGGTTATCTCCCTTGTGCTAGTGATTCTACACTACGTTATCGGCTTGTCAAGAGAAAGAATCCACAAAATTTTAACTGCCATTTTGGCAGTTCGGCCGCGGAGCCTGCCATTTTGGCAGAAGCGAGAGCGACGGGACTCGAACCCGCAACCTCCAGCGTGACAGGCTGGCGATCTAACCGATTGATCTACGCTCCCTAAATAGCCCCAAGAGGAATCGAACCTCTAATACAGGATTAGAAATCCCGTGTTATATCCTTTTAACTATGGGGCCGAAATACCGATAGCCGCCAGTGCGTCCACCAGCGGTCTATCGGACATTATAACTCCCGAACCGTGTTCAGCCAACAGTCTCCGCCTCAACCTTAGTAGTCTTAGCCTTGTGACCGTCACCGGCTTCCTTGACACTCACACCGAACTTGCGATTACGGGCAACCTTCCAGCCCTGCTCGCTATAGTCCTTGATACCCTGGGCCTTGACCACCACAAGAGTACCATCGGGCAGACCATCGGCAAGAGCCTGACGAATCGTATCCTCAACCACTTCCGTATCAAGAGTGTCCGACGCAACAGCAACCGCAAAATCATAAGTACGCATAGTAAAAACCTTTCCCAAAAGAGTTATCAACCACCAATAAACGAATCATACATCACTTATCGTCACTTGTCAAGTGCTGGGTTGAACTTTTTTGTGTTGCAGTCAACCAGCGTCTTGTCTCGTGATAACATCATTCTACACTAAGCATCGGCATTGTCAAGTATCATACATGAATTTTTTATGCTGTCATTTTGGCAGATCGCCCGGCCCCGCTGCCATTTTGGCAGACAGGGTTTGGATCATGAGAGAAAACCCTCACAACCCAAAGTGGTCAGATCACGCAGCAGATTCTCGGCCGCTTCCGGAGTCTTGAGGGTGATGCTCTGCTTGGCGTTGGGAGAAGCAGGATGCCACTTGTCGTACTTCCAGCCGCCAACCAGAAAATCCGTCCACTCCTTTGCCTCCTTAAAACCCCAGCCGGCGTGGAGTCGGATAGCCTTGATACAAGGAACACGGTTATCAAGAGTCATGCCAGCGGTGATAGTAACCATCCTGTGCTGGTTCACACCCAACGCAACCTCAAAAGCGGCCACAATCCGCTCATAGATATCGAGGTGGCAGTTCGTCGCCAGATTCATAGCCTCACGAACCGTCAGTTCCAACTTGATCATATTCAAACCCTTTCTTCCAAAATATAAACTTGTTTGCCGTTAGTTAGTAGAGTAGCGTATTCACTATTATCCCAAATGAACTCGTTATTGTCGCTTTCACGACGCCAGTGCGGATCTCTCAACGGATTGTAGTATAATTTCTCAAGATTGTCAACCCCTACTTCATTATTTATTCTAACATCCCTACACTCAACCCACCCCGTAACATCCTTAACGCCAGCCTCATGAACCTTTTTAGCCTGATTAACCTTATTGATTAATTTGCACCCAATCATCTCTAATTGATAATAGGCAGGATCACAATAGTAAACATCAACCTTCTCTTTTCCTTGTACAATCTTGATTTGCCAATGCTTAAAAAACTGACCTTTACCAAGATGGAATCGAACTTCGGCATGTAGTGGTTTCTGTTTCATGCTTGTAGTATATCTTATCGGCTAGTGCTTGTCAAGACCTTTAATCCCCGATGGAGGAGTTGAACCACTTGACAGCCGCCACACATAATATGTCAACTGATTTACAGTCAGTCGTGTGGAACATCGGGGTATTTCGCTTTAGTTATGCGTCTTGTTGTTTCTATTATACCTTATCGACCAAACCTTGTCAAGACCTTTAAACTTTCGCTGACTACAGCCACACCAGCCAAATCCGAAGGATTGGGAAAAACAAATATTTCAAACGCTTTGGTGTCTACTATATAGAGCGTTTACAATTCGGACTAAAAAGAATACCGCTGGCGAGACTTGAACTCGCAAGCCTATAAGGCGTGACATTTTAAGTGTCATGTGTATGCCAATTCCACCACAGCGGCATGGTTGTGTATTAAGTATACTCCTATGATCGGCGTCTGTCAAGAGTATTCTTAAGAAAAAAAGAATGCCATTTTGGCAGATCGGCCGGCCAGCCTGCCATTTTGGCGGTTAATCGTTTCCGATATACCACCAGTGGCATTGCTGGCAAAATAACCAGATTAAACCATTATCATCATATTTCCATACTAGCACATCACAAGCGCCACATGGACAAATATCACTAAGAGTTTTCATATACTAATTTCACATACTTATCCACAAGTTCACTAGCACTAATTTTATGAGTAGAGATTAATTCTTTAGTTCTCTCTATATTATTCTTATTCATGGCACTCATACGAGAGTTAAAAAAGTTAATCACATAAATCAACGCCTTATCTTTATTGTCAATCATGATGGATAATCCTTTGGGTAATCTTTCTCTGGTTTTGCTGGTCTGTAAGGTTGCCAATACGGGGCATCCATACGATCCACAACGCCGGGAGCCTCGTCGCATAAAATAATATGAGGACTTACAGGATCATTTGGAGAATAATGGTATATACCAACCCACACACCAATATATTTTCCATAATACCAAATCTTTTGCCCGTCTTCTGGTTGACGATCAAAAAAACTAATCCATTCCATACCTATTCCTTTTGCAGATAATACTCTGGCATAATAGAACCATTTTTAGGACACACTACCAGTTTTGGCTTCCTCAATCTTTTCCAAAACTCTATTTTGCATCTTTACAAACTGAGCATGACTACCCCCCCAATTACCCCATGAAACACCAGAGTCAATATGTTCATGAACAACACTCAGAAGATAATCAAGTTCAGTCTTAGTCAGTTCAAGAGTTTCAGTTTTCATTGTTATTTCTTATAAGGATTTAGACCAATCTCATTACATTAGGTTGTCCATAATGCCAGTTCATTTCGTCCTAGCAATAATTAAGCACTTTGTACCAGTTTTCTCATCTGTAAACTCCACGCACTCATGAGGCCCATAATACCAAGCCCCTTCACCGCGTTGGACATCAAATACAATATCATTATTGTCCAATCTAATATCATTATACCCACCCTCATACCCAAGAGTCAATACCCTCATATCGCCCGGATAATTCTTCAACATCTCAATAAGTTCATTAACGGTCATTATTTCCACCTAAAACTAAATTTAGTAGCCTCGTTATCACAAATAAAAGTAAAGTATGCCAAAAAGAACATGGTTAAAGATGGGAAAAACAGAATTATTTTACGAAATACTCTCATTTTTTTTCTCTAAGACTTTTTCCACAATCTTCATCATCTCTTGAAACTTTGGATCAAGAAACTCATCCAGAAACTCTTGCAGTGTCATTTCAGTATTCTATCATTCCTGACCGGCTATGTCAATATCTTTTATCGGAAACCAGCCACTCCAACCATCAGTCAAATTTTTCATCAAAATAGCATCTTCGCCCGGCCAGCAAGGAACACTCTTAGCATCCTGCTCAACCTTCCAAAGACCCGGATGACGTTTCAGCCGTTCTTTTGTCCACTTTCGTGCGTTTTGTTTTGGTATGATTTTCATAAAACTATTCTACCATTCTTTATCATCAAGTCAAGTACCGACCGCCGATAGTTTTACGAACAGCCTCTCGGTACTGATCCGTTCAACCTCAAGGTTTTACCTTATCTAAGGGAAACTATCAGCAGATTTGTAACCAGCGAATCTTTTACGCCCCGATTCTATGAAAACCGTCCACGGAAATCCTCCCTGCAAATAAGGTGGTATTGCGCATATAACCCTATTTGGTCTGGCTCTTAGAAACGGTTACTGGTTGTATTGTATATGGCAACGTTTTTAGCCTATCACAAAGGATGGGAAGGGCGAACGTTTTTAATCCTAACCTATTATCTAGGAACCATAATATTGTTTATGGGTGTCACCTATTTCTACTCCTGCTTTCGCAGTTTGGGAGGCCGCGTGGAAGGTTCGTCACCGGTAACTCCCCTTCGCTCCGCTGTGCTTTGCCTCGTCATACGGAAAACCGTCACCCATAAAGTATTGGTCGTGGTGAGGACGCCATCCCCCATAGATTGGTACTTCTATCCAACGTATAACCCCGTTGGCAACTCCCCCAGTCTTTCAGAGAAAGTTTATCGAAATAGGTTATCCCAATCTAGTCCCGCCGCATGGACCCACGAAAGTTTGTGTCACCAATATAGCATACGTTCTCGACTTGTCAAGCGTATAACACCGAATGAATCGGATTTTTGTTGGTGACTCTATCATTCTACACTCTAGTATCGGCTTGTCAAGAGACAAAATCCACAAGAAATTTCCTGCCATTATGGCAGATCGGCCGGCCCGCCTGCCGTTTTGGCAGAAACTCCATCAGCCCGCCCTAGGGGTTTCCTAGGACGGGCTTGCGATGGAACATCTTTTCAGGACAGCAGTTCAGCCAGCCCTGTTCGGAAGGCTACCCCACCAAGGAGTGGCCGACGAACATTGCGGGTGCGTTCAGCGTAAAAGTTCCTAATCTTACCATCTGGCGTTTGGGCCGTCACCATATGGCGGCTACGCTCAAAGTTAGGATCATACCTACGATACCTACTCACCGCATTCAGTCTAGCCAGATAATCAGCGGAAAACTCATGAACATCCAGCACCTTAGCCATAAATCGCTCAGGATCACCCGTCACGGGCTGAATATACTCAAAGTTGTATACTCGACCAACCCGTGCATTGGTCAGACTATCCTTAACGCCACCATACACATGAAAACCAGCAAACGACAGAAGACCAGCAACCAATACCACAGCAGCAATAGCACCAATAATCACTTCATTCATCATGAAACCCTTTCGTTTTGAAAAACCTTTTCCATAGTCTAACCCATGATCGTCAAAAGTCAAGCCTACACTTCAACAAAATCCTGAACCCAATCCCGATTCACGCTTTCACGGTCGATGCCAGAATCATTCCAAGCCACACCATCGGGCGTTTGATATCCAATCTCACCACCCAAATCTTTCATACAATCCACAAACTCATCATAGGATACGCACTGGCGAGCCAGATTATACAGACCCTCATCGTTATTGATCCACAGCACAACATTCCACGTTTCGTAATTCTTGAAGCCGTTGTAGGTCATGTTCTTTTCCTTTCGTGTTTGCTGATTCTACACTAGATATCGGCAGTTGTCAAGCAATACTTAAAAATTTTTTTGACTGCCATTTTGGCATGTTGGCCGGCCGAGCTGCCTTATTGGCAGCATTTCCAGTGACATCCTCGGCATGAGGCCACCTTAACAGTATGAATTCCTTCCTGTTCACTAGTATACATAACTTCAACAATTTTCAATTCGGGATCATTATATGAAACCCCACTAGGTTCCTGTTCAAATTCTACCTTCGGCGGCTCCATTGGCTTTTCGTTCAAAAACTCTGCGGGAGTATCATGCTTAATGCTGGTATTAGCATAAAAAGCACAAAAACAACCAACCACAAACACGCAAGCAAGAAAAACGATTTCCTTAGTCGTCAATTTCATTACTATTATCCTTAGTGGAAAAAACCAGATCGGCCACACTATAGCACAACAATAAGGCTACAATAAAACCACACACAAAATTATAGGGGTCAAAATTCATCCTTGAATTCCTTTTATTTATTCAATCATTAAGATCAGCAGCCACCCCAATAATACCCACAATAAACCCACAAAAAATGACCAAGATCAAAAGCCCAGCAAGATGACCCATAACAACCTCCATTTCTGCACCATTCTACCTTTATCTATCGGCTTGTCAACGTTTCAAACTTTAGTATTTTTGGCTGACTACAGCCACCCCAGCCGAACCCGAAGGGTTAGGTGGGACAACCCACCACCATCCCATCCATAAAAGGATATTCCTTATCGTTAATCTTCACGAACCATTCAAAATTCCGCTGGTACACTCGACGCGGGCTATACTGGTTAATTCTATCCTTAGTGGTTAGCGTTTGCCAGCCCCCACTATTGAGGGTGTAGGTATTGTCAGGATGAATCTGTACAACATAGGTACTGTGAAGCATAATTCCCACACTACCATTCGGCAGAATTTCAGCATAGGTATTGTTGCCAACCTTGCGACGATCAGCGTTCCTCTTGCCACGAACCATCTTAATTGCTTCGGCGTGATTCATTGTCTTTTCCCTTAGTGGTATAGTGTAAGTCTACTCTACTTATCGACACTTGTCAAGCAAGATTCTTAATTCTTTCCAGAATATCGGCCACGCCAGCAAAATCAAGCCATCCAATTACATCACCAGTAATAAAGGTATCATAACTAATTTGATCATTCTTATCAAGAATAGCAATCTCAAACAAACCCTCTTTTCCTCCATATGAGCCACTATGAGAAACCACACTGGCCCCAAAACCATTGTCAAACTTATAGATTTTCTGGTATCCGTCAACCATTTTCTTTTTCTCCTACTAGTGTTATCGGTATTCTACAGGCCGAACTTGAATAGTCAAGAGAAAAAATTAGGGTGTCATTTTGGCAGATCGGCCGGCCCGCCTGCCATTTTGGCAGATCGGGTTCCTCCTATTCAAAATCTACGAAAATAACTTGATTATAACCCCTAGGCTTAATAGTAAGACCAACATCATAATCAAACGTATCACTCTTAACACCGGTCATTCCGGCCAAAGCCTTAACCTTTCGAGTAATATTACGCTGTGACGCATGCTTGTGAATAGTAAACTCGTGACGCTTCACCCATCCATAATTAGCCTCTCCACCAAAAGTATCCGTGTGAGTTACGATAACGTTCATCATTTTCTTTTCCTCTGGTTGTGACATATAAGACTTAATCCAATCCTTAACACTAATCTTTGGCATGTTATTATTCTCCACCATAGTAATCGTCGCTCATCGGGGTATCATCACCATAATACCCGTAGTCCTCATCGGTTCCCCATCCGGCGGAAGCGAGGCCAGTTTCCACATCGCCATCCATATCATCATCAAATGAATCACTGTAAAAATCCTCATGATCATCATAGTTAGGGTCGGTAGTGTCATCATGATAGTACATATCAGTATCCTCTTTATTATTGTAAAGATATTCGGCCAATTCATCATGACCTTTGCTCATTATTTTTTCCTTTTCAACTAACATACCACAGAACACCGTTTTCGTCAAGCATGGGCTCGGGATAAATTTCATCCTGCACATCGTCCAGCACCCCGGTCACTTCGGCCCAGTCCATCGGGTGACAATCGCTCTCGTCGATGGGTTCGATCATGTTCTCGCTCGTCATCTCAGCCAGAATCCGATTCACATCATCAAAATCGTGAAGCATAACTTTTCTCCCTTGTGATGCCTTGATTATACCAGAATTATCGGCTTGTCAATCAAAAAAAATCAACGGAAAAAATATTTTTATTTGGCACACGGTTTGCTCGACTGCCATTTTGGCAGATGGGCCGGCCGGCCTGCCATTTTGGCAGTTCCCCTACCGTAGTGGGGGTATACCGGTGTTCACTTATCCCACCCAAAGGGGGAGAGTTCCTCGCCGGTCGCCTCGACGGCAGCATACTGGGATGCCAAAGCCTCTACACGCTCCCGACTACCCGGCTTGCCCACCTTCACGATCATGGAGTCGTCATCCCCTAACACGCGGGGGTTAACCTTGTCAGCCTTGCTTTTGCTGGTATTCCGCAGAGCCGAGCGGTTGAACTTGATAACCTTTTCGGTCACAAGATAGCGGTCGTGATCGTTGACGCCGTAAACATATTCGACACCCTCCACCACCTGACTATCGGAAATCTTCACAAGGTGAGGGATAGCGATACCCTTGAAGGCCATGCGAACGGTACGCTTTGCGTTTTCGATGATAGCATACTTAGCCATGTTGTTTCTCCTGTTCAAAAGATTCTAGCAAAGTTCCGACTACAATCAACCCCCCTAGTAGGGGGTCAACCCACCTTGAATATAAACACGCGAGCGAATCCGCAGGACGATACCCCCCATCCGGGGCATCCATAAATCCAATCGGGCAACCCCTTCGCATGGGGGGGATGATAGCCGTCAACGTGTAATGTCCGACTATCATTCGGAATACGCGACACGATCATACCTTCCGATTGCAGTCGCACGATCATTTCTGATACGCTCATGATTTTTCCTAGGTTAGCCCCCACTATGGGGGAGGATTCAAAGTACCCCGATAACGGCCCGTCTATACCCGTTCACTCCCCCCGGCCGGGGAGGGGAGGAAGGGGAAAGTCGCTCCAAGCGTAATCGTAGCACTCGTCTAGATAGACGTTTGCATACTTTGCATGGCCGGTAAGAACGGTAATCATCTTACCCTTCATGCCCATAGACTTGACGTTGACAATAGTCCCGACGAAAACCTTATCGTCACGATTGCGAATAGCAGAGAAATACATACCCTTAACCGGCTTGATTGTCATTTGCATTTTATTTCCCTTTCGTTTCCCTGATTCTACCTTAGTTATCGACAATTGCAAACGGAAAAAATTAGAGGAAAAATATTTTGGTTTGGCATGATAGTTGCATATGCAAAAACTGTGCCAAACAAATACTTAGCCTTGAAATGGTGCGGGTGTTTCTGGTACTGGCATCCATGCTATGATTGTACCATAATCTTCTATATCGCATTCTTCTCCATCATAAGAATGAAACTGCCAGTTATCGGAAGGATGATTGTAGTTTTTATAACAATATGTACCTTCCTTTACGCATCGACGCCCTTCATGGCTAAGAATAGTAACATAGTATTCTTTGCGACATTCTGCCACGGGGGGAAGTTGTTTGTTGATAGGAGTCCAGTTTTGCATTTTCTTTCCCTTTCGTTTCCCTGATTCTACCTTAGTTATCGGCAATTGCAAGAAAAAAAAATCAGAGAATCTTTCTGGAATTTTTCTCGAGCATTTGGCACAGATTTTGCATAGATGCTTTCCCTACCAACGGGGGGTTTTTTCATTTCCCCCACAATGAAGGGGGATATCCAAAAAGGTGGCGGTGGTCTAAAAAAAATAAGCACCCTCACCAAATAATTGGCCAGTTTATCAGCCACAATCCACCATCCTTTTCTTTTTTTATCAAAATAATTTTTATACAGAATCAGAGTTTCATAGCGTCCAGTTGTGGTGTATAATCAGATACATTCTTTTATTGAAAGGCTCTTATGATCATAATGTTTAATAGCAAACTAATTAAAACATCAAATAATACTAAGATTAATAATGCCACCACTACCAAAGTTTTGGTTCCCAATAAACCACAGCTAGTTATCGCTCCATCTTATATCATATATGGTAGATAATTATGCCAGATATTATTCTACTAAATAATACTCCGGGCTTAAGTTTATCAGCCCCATATGCTAATCTTTCACCATATATCACGTCACTATATGAATCAAATGGATTAGGATTTAAAGGATTTTCCATAAATGATTTGGGACCAACATCAGAATATAAATTTACGTCTGATCTGTATAAAAACGATAAAGATAATTTCAAATTTTTTGATATTATTCTAAAGGATGTGCCTGGTGCAGTTCCTGGCGATTCTTTAGATTCTTTAGGTCTAAAAGGACTAAATACTATTAATGGTCTGCATACATACTATAATTCTAATAGTTTATTTTATTATAATATAAGATGGTCTTTACAATCGAATGGAACAGTTCCTCAGAGAGATTTTTTCAATCAAGTAAATCCCGCAAAGAAACCACACGTATATATCAATTTTAGTAACAATCTACAACAAGACTTTTTAATATACTATCCAGTAACTGCTAATATTGAATTAACAATTAGTTGTGGTGGTCAGAATGCTATTATTGAAGTACCAGCATTTATTAGACCAGATGGCTCCCCATTTAGTCAAATATTATTTGTTAAAAAACCTAAAAAATTAACATCTAATGATATTGTTACCATAAAAGCAAAATCAGTATTAAAAGATCAAAAATTAAATAACAAATTACCAGAAGCACAAAGCAAACCCATACCCAACACACGAGAATATAGACTCTATGGTATTGATGCTAATAATACTGCTAAACTAGAAGATAATAGAGTCAGAGTAAATGATAGAGACGCTAATTATTATACTAAGTGGGATTTTATATATTCAGATATATTTGATTTTATGGAAGATGCTGATGATCCAATAAGAATAGCTAGTAGTGAAAAAAGACCGTGGGGACCTAATAATAAACAATATTTGCACGTTACTGCCCAATCAGATATTCCAAATGCGTGGGAAAGAATAAGAATAGAGGGCCATTCTGTATCAGCAGCTAATGCGGTGTGGAGTATTGATCATCGAGAAGACAATAATCAAGTTGATACAACAACCGTTATATTAGGACCATACGATGGATCTCCAGGCTTAAACAACGGTCTCATAAAAAGATACACTTATGACTCAACCACAATACCAAATTTAGATAATGTTAACCTATATGAAAAACCATTAAATGCAGCTTTTAACAAATGCATTAAGGACAGAATACATTATTTAAACAGAGGAAATAACTTAAAAAAAGAAATTGAGCTTATGCTGTCGCTCTATGGCGTAAATTCTAACGAGGGTAAAGCCTTAAAAAAAGCATCGGATATTTTAGATGGTGGTAATTGTAAAACAAGCATAAAAGTTACAGGTATCAAAAGAGCATTTACAACATTTACGGTTAATCCTGAGACTAATGAAACTACTGAAACAGATAATGATAATAGAGCATTTACATTATCTCAGTATGAATATAGTAATGATTTTCCAAAATCTATATTTTTGGGTGATACCAATAATATTATTTTGCAATTTAAGTATAAAATTAATGTGGAAAAAAATAATGACAATTCGATAGTTTTACAGAACAATGGCTATCCTAAACCAGAAATCAACAAAAGTAAACAAATTTTTATAGTTAATATTATTGAGAATACAGATGCACAATTTCAACAATCAATTTATAGTAACAGTTTCCCCAAATAGCATTCAAAATAATTATGGCAATATATATACCAAATATTTTAAACACTAAAAGATTAAATTATAATAATCTATTATCTCAACAAACTTGTTCATTAGAACCTTGTCCAGATATTGGTTCTTCTGGATGTTGTTTTATAGGAGGAGTATTAAATCCTAATATAACTTCTGAAGCAGCATGCAACAGTGGTCTAAATTATCTGCTCTGTGAAGAACTGATTCCAATTGATTTCTTTGGTCCTGGAACTATCACCTGTCCATCAGGATATACATATCAAACCTATCCTGGTTATCCTCCAGAATGTCAATCTATTAGAATAGTAGACGATTGTAGTGAATGTGATCCATATTTTGGAACTTGTACTAGTCTTAGTGGGGAGTCTGTTTGGATAGAAAATTGTGAAAATTGTATATATGCAAAATATGAACATCCAGTATGGACAACAGGTAATGTTCCATATATAAGTAGTAATTGTTGGAATAGTTTCATTGGCTGGTATGGATGCAATACTATTGCAACAGAAATTTTTATACCAAAACCATCATCATTATTAACATCATCTACAAACGTAAATATTATAGGCCAGTTTGATGATAGTATATCAATCGATGGTGTTGTATTTGGATCTTGCAAACAGCCTGGATACATTAATACTTCTACGATATTGAACGCCTCTCAATCAGGATTCATGTTGGGTGCTGTGGATAGTTTTGGAGCATGTTGTCATGGATTTTTAGCAATATGTTTTTCAGAAGCAACCTAATTCCAGTGTATATTAGGTCTCATATCATTTTCATAACTATAAATAGTATTTAGCATTTTGTCCATAGCGGTAATGCGATATCTCATAGGTTCGTTATCGCTAACCACTATGGTACTAAAAGTATTTTGTTGTAAAAAATTCACAGGATTAATATGCTGAGTATGAATCATATTTCTTTGCAAATTAAAAAATTCTATGCTCATAGAAGAAATACGAGATGAATATTCTAGAAACTTTTCTTTATTTAAACTAGTAATATTGACATTAATATATTTTTTAAATTCATTAGAGTATGTTACAGGATCACTAAAAGTTATTGGTGGCTCAAGCCCCCTAATAGCACATTTGTGTATTCTTCTGTTCTTAAAATCAAAGCCACAATAAGTTTCATAATCTTTTAATGTTCTCACATTACCTAACCCATATTTTCCCAAATCTATACCATAGTCTTCCTCCCCCAGCAGCTGTCTAATTCTACGCTTGCTATAATCATCACGCTCATTCCACGTTTTTTCCACCACTCCTTTATTTTTAACACTATCAGTATGATCGCCCCAATGTTTATTTCTATCATATCTCCCATAATGATGCCACACAAAATTCACATTAGGATGATACAAATCATAGCCCAGTGTGTAACTTCTAGCACTCAAACATATCTCATCTCCTGCAAAATATAGATCAGGATCATAAAGATACTCCTTACAATGAGATCCACCAGTAAAAAAGTAATGGCCACTAACTAATCGTGCTCTGATGGGTCTGTTAGTTTCAGAAGCATCTAATCTTACAGGATTAAACCAAATGGTGCCACTACTTTTAAAGTCTATGGGCAAAACCTTACAAGCATATTGTAATAAGTGTTGGTCATTATTTGGATCATAACCAGCAGCATACGAGGTCAAAAACGGTTTGGACGATTGGCCTAATAAAGAATTATAGCATTCTATTAACAGTTTATCCCAATTGGGTATGAATCTATGGTGACTATCTAGCTGTAGTGTAAAGTCTTCATCTTGATATAAACTTTGAGTTAAACTACGAGCCCACCCTAATCCTTTACTTTCTGCCCAATCACAACTAATGATTCTTACACGACTATCATTACTGAATTCTTCTATGGTTTCAGTATCATCTTTTTGCCACACCAGCCCCACAGTGATATGATTTTCTCCACTGCTTTTAGAGAACAAGTCCCTTAAGGTAGGCAATAATTCTTTATCTCGATAACTGGCTATTTGTACAAATATACTATTCATAAAAAAATAAGCTACTACAATTTCTTATAGTAGCTTATCATTAGCTGTTCCTTTGGTTTTAAATTATGGTTGCACAGATAATACCTGTTTGCTTGGGCGACCTCTTTTCTTAGAGATTCCACTCTTGCGTCGTTGACGCCTAACCATGCTGGGAGTAACTAGCGATCCGCTCAGTTCGCTCAGCTTAGAGGCCACATCTTTATCTAGCATATTTTGATTGTCCATAATAAATTGAAGATCGCTCTGATTCCACTTTTTATATGTTCTGCTCATAAGTAATTCCTTGTTAAAGTTCAAAATCAACACATTTATATTATAGACCACAATTCGATCAAGGCAAGGACAGAAAAAATAATATCATTTTATATGTTTGTATAGTGTAATTATTAACTACTATAGAGTATAGGTAGGCCACAATATTAAATATATGGGTTAAAATATGAATACTTCAGAAAATCAGCCAGTTTTTGTAGACTCTACTTTGAAAGTAATAGCCAAATTAGATAACGACGTTCTAGAAGAAGCTAATGCTGCTGATAGTTCTATTTCTATAGAGGATTTATTACAAAAACAAGATGACAAACAAAAAGAATGATATTTTTAAGCGCAAACATATTTCAGAAAGTGATTTTCTACAAGCTTTAGACGTTATTAGTAAAAAATTAATCTATAAATTTAAATTTGGTTATCATGAAATTGAGGATATGAAGCAACAAGCAGCAATATTTGCTCTTGAAGGATTAGAAAATTACGATAATAAGCGCCCACTAGAAAACTTTCTGTGGACCCATGTGCGAAATCGGCTCTTTAACTTTAAAAGAGATAATTATTTTCGCCCAGATAATGTTTGTGTGGGATGTCCATTTCATGATCCTAAAAATTTAAAATCGACTAATCAGTGTTCCAAATACAAAAATAAAAATGATTGTTCAATATATTCTCAGTGGGAAAATCGTAACAATACTAAAAAAAACCTAATGAAAACCACCACTATAGAAAACGATCAAAATAAATCGGCCGACCCACAAGATATTCTTTACCACATATCCAATAATGAACTACTATCATTCATAGAAAACAACCTAGAGCTTAAGTATCGTGAAACATATTTGAGGCTCAAGGGGGGTGGAAAAGTGAGCAAATCAGATTTACTCAAATTACAGGACCATATTTCTCACATCTTGCAAAATAATAATATTAACACGGATACTCTATGACTAAAAAACGTGGCCAATTAAGCTTAGATGAAGAAAAGTTTATACGAGATAATGTGAAAAAATTATCCATAGATGATATAGCATCCCAACTTAATCGTAATGCTGCTCCTGTTAAAAGATACATTGTGGAAAATAGGCTATTAGAAGATAATGATATTTTGAATGATGAGGAATATTTAAAGCACAAATTACACAGTAAAACTTTTTGGAATGAAATTAAAAAGCAATTTGATAATGAGAGCGGCGAATTAGAATATTTTGAAAGCGTATGGATTAATCTTATTAGACAATTCAGAGAAGACGTTTTACCAGCAGAAGAACTACAAATTAAGCAATTTATCACAATAGATATTTTGATTAATCGAAGCATGAAAGAGCGCAAACGACATATTGCCGAAACAGAAAAACTACAAGTTGAAGTAGATAAAATTTATGCTTTACCAGAAACTCAAAGAGATATTCCCAGACTAACTAATCTTGAAACTCAATTAGGATTTGCTCGTAATAGCATTGCTAACTATACTAATGAATATACCAAGCTATTAAACGAACAGCAAAAAATTAGCAAAGATCTCAAGGCCACACGTGAACAAAGAATCAAAAGAATAGAAGACGGTAAAAGTAGCTGGGTTGGTTTAATACGCATGTTGGAGGACGAAGAAATTCGTGAAAAAGAAGGACGCGAGATGGAAATTATTCGTTTAGCCACAGAAAAGGCAGTATCAGATTTACATTCGTATCACGAGTTTGCAGACCAAACTGTGGATCGACCATTCCTAACGCCAGAAAGTGTCATTACTAATGAGCAATAAAGTAGCAATAGTATCAGGAATATCAGGACAAGATGGTTCCTACTTAGCAGAGTTTTTATTAAATTTAGATTATAGGGTGATCGGGTTGGTGAGAAGATGTAGTAATCCAAACTTATCTAGAATTGAACATATTTTAAATAGGCCACAGCTCAAATTAGAAGAATTTGACTTAACTGATAGTGCTTCTTGTTCAGGTATACTACAAAAATATCAGCCTGATGAGTTCTATAATTTAGCTGCTCAGAGTCATGTTGGAACATCTTTTAGTCAGCCTACTACAACGCTAAGCATAAATACTTTAGGAGTAATTAATATACTAGAAAGTATTAGAGTTTCATCACCTGCAACACGTCTTTATCAAGCTAGTACTAGCGAAATGTTTGGTTGTAGTTTTAGTGCTCAGGATGATATCAAATTTCAAAACGAACAAACGCCCATGATACCACAAAGCCCCTATGGAGTTGCTAAGTTAGCTTCCCATAACCTTCTACGCATTTACCGATCCTCATACAACATCCATGCATCATCTGGCATATTATTTAATCATGAAAGTCCAAGAAGAGGTGAGAATTTTGTTACACGCAAAATTACAAAATATATTGGACAATTAGTAAATCATAAAATACATACTAGATTAAATCTTGGTAATTTAATGGCTAAAAGAGATTGGGGACACGCGAAGGATTATGTTAGGGCTATGCATATGATGTTACAAACAGATCAGGGCGACGATTATGTTGTCTCCACAGGATCTACGCATTCGGTCCAAGAATTTTTAGTTAAAGCATTTAAAATTGTTAATTTAAATTGGGAAGATTATGTGTCTATAGATCCTACTTTATATAGACCAGCAGAAGTAGAATATTTGAATGGCGATAGTTCTAAGATTCGAAATCTACTGGGTTGGAAACCAGAATATTCATTTGATGATTTAGTAGAAGAAATGGTACATCATGATATTAAGTGTGCAAATGTTTAGAAATTTTCAAGATCCCATATATAAAGAATGGAGAAAGAAAGTTTATACAAGAGATAATCATCAATGTCAATGGCCTGGGTGTCAAAAAAAACGACAATTAAACGCCCACCATATTAAAAATTGGGCTCAATTTCCAGGATTACGATTTGTAATAGATAATGGTATTACACTATGTAGACAACATCATGATTCTATAAAAGGTATGGAAGAGTCATATGCGTCTACTTTTATGAGAATAATAGCGAGCAAAAAATGAATACAGATGATTTTACTATTATTATTGATACCAGAGAGCAACATCCGTGGAAATTTCCATACAATGCTAAAGCCAATAAAAAATTAGATACTGGCGATTATAGTATAGAAGGCTTAGAAAATATTCTATGTATAGAGCGTAAAAATGGCATAGCTGAAATAGCTAATAATATGACAGAACCAAGATTTAAAGATGTAATAGAACGTATGAAACAGTATAAACACGCATATATTCTCATAGAATGCCACTACGATCAAATGATGAACTATCCAATAGGCTCAGACGTTCCAAAAAAAACATGGTCAAAAATCAAAATTAGTCCAGCATTCATACTAAAGTTCCTAACAGAACTATCTGTGCATCATAATATTCATGTTGTTTTTTGTGGTTCTCCAGAATGGGCAGAAAAAACAGCACTTTCCATCATGAAAAGAGTTTATAATCTATATGGGCTTAATCAAGGATAAACACATATTTGATGACGCATGGCTTGGCCTTGGCGATTTATCAAAAATTATCATTCCTAAAAACCCTATGATCTATAGGTCCAAGAATGATATAGAAAATCCCGATTTGCATCTATTAAGATTAATGAAAAATCCAGAATATTTTGGTATGACGGTTAAATTATTATTTGGCATAGAACTGCACCCCATTCAAATAGCCATACTGCAAGAATTTTGGATACGTCCATTTCCTATGTATATTGCTAGTCGTGGTTGGGGAAAAAGTTTTTTATTAGCCTTATATGCTGTATTAAAATGCATATTTTATCCTGGAACTAAAATAGTTATTGTGGGCGCGGCTTTTCGTCAAAGTAAAATTATCTTTGAATATATGGAAAATATATGGAGAACTAGTTCCATATTGCGTAGTATTTTTAATGGTAATGATGATGGTCCACGACGAGATGTTGACAGATGCACTATCAGACTTGGTGATAGTTGGGCTGTGGCTATCCCAATGGGCGACGGTAGTAAGATTAGAGGTCTTAGAGCACATATTATTATTGCAGACGAATTTGCTAGTATTAGTCCTGATATTTATGAAACAGTAGTCTCAGGATTCGCTGCTGTTAGTGCTAGTCCTATACAGAATGTTAAAGAAGAAGCGAAAAAGAAAGCGATGAAAGCAGCAGGATTATGGAATAATGAATTAGAAGCACTAGAATATAAAATGGGTAATCAGGCTATTATTAGTGGCACTGCTGATTATGCATTCAAACATTTTGCTAGCTATTGGAGAAGATATAAAGCTATTATAGAAAGCCAAGGAGATCAACATAAACTAGAGGAGATTTTTAAGGGTGAAGTTCCTAATAATTTTAACTGGAAAGATTATAGTATTATCCGCATTCCATATGAATTAATACCTACAGGATTTATGGATGATAAACAGGTTGCACGAGCCAAAGCAACTATTCATACTGGTATATATAATATGGAATATGCTGCTTGTTTTACAGCAGATAGCGATGGATTTTTTAAGCGTAGCCTTATAGAAAGTTGTGTTACAGACAATAAAAAGGATATAATCTTACCCATGAGTGGTAAAGTAGTATTCGATGCTACTATAAAAGGAGATATTAATAAACAATATATTTATGGTATTGATCCCGCCTCTGAACAGGACAATTTTAGTATAGTTATTCTAGAATTATATAAAGATCATAGTCGCATTGTCTATTGTTGGACTACTAATAGAAGTAATTTTAAAGAAAGACAAAAAACAGGATTAGTTGCAGAACACGATTTTTATAGTTTTTGTGCTAAAAAGATTCGTAGTTTAATGCATACTTTTCCTCCTGTGCGAATAGGTATGGACGCTCAAGGTGGTGGAGTTGCTATTGAAGAAGCTTTACACGATCCTCAAAATTTAAATGATGGCGAACAATTAATATGGCCAGTTATTGATTATGATAAATCTAAGGACACAGATAATCAGGTTGGTTTACATATTTTAGAACTGGTACAATTTGCACGAGCAGATTGGACAGCACAGGCTAATCATGGATTACGCAAAGACTTGGAAGATAAAGCTTTATTGTTTCCACGATTTGATAATCTTACACTAGGTTTAGCGCTAGAAAATGAAGGCAAGGACATATTAGCTACAGATCTCAGCAGTCCCTTGTATGATAGTTTAAGTGAGTGTATTCTAGAAATAGAAGAATTAAAGAATGAATTAACTACGATTGTAATGACACATACTAGTGGAGCTTCTGGATCAAGAGATCGGTGGGATACTCCTGAAGTAAAGACGGCAAATGGCAGAAAAGGCAGATTAAGAAAAGACCGATATAGCTCCTTGGTAATTGCTAATATGTTAGCAAGACAAATGAATAGGGTTTTATCTGGTCCAGAATATAATGTTATAGGAGGATCCACTAAGGATGGTGGCAAGATAAGCGGCCAATTATACAAAGGGCCTGAGTGGTTTACATCAGCCGCCAATGAAGAAGGTATTTATGGTGGCATATATAGATAATTATGGTGTATAAGTTAATACTAATATAATACAATTACAAAGATATTAAAAAATATGGCTAAACAACACTCAAAAAATCAGATTATTCAGAATGCTCAAATTGTTGATGAGTCTGCTTATGTTACATGGGGTGATGATCTTGATAGTAAAGAAAAAGCTCTAAAAGCCTCATCAGAATCTTTATCAGAATATAATGTTGTAGAAAGAACCACAGCCAGACGCACCAGATTAGATTTTTCTAACTTAGATACTAATGTTGGTGGTCGTCCGGGATTAACTCGTAATGATTATTATGCTTTTAGACCAGAAGAAGCTGTTCCCACCAAAATCAAGGGAATCATATACCATGCTGATGATATATATCAAAGAGTTGGTCTAGTTCGAAATGTTATAGATTTGATGGGTGATTTTGCTAGCCAAGGTATTCGCATAGTTCACCCAAATAAAAGAATAGAACGATTTTATAAGGCATGGTTCAAAAAAATTAATGGTAAAGATCGTAGTGAAAGATTTTTAAATAATTTATATCGTACAGGTAATGTTGTTCTGAACAGACAAACTGCTAAACTAAATAATAAAATTACCGATAAAATGTATCGAGCTACGGCAGCAGCAGATATCCCTGATCCTGAAGATGAAGATATTACAATTAATAAAAAAGAAATTCCATGGAAATATACCTTTATTGATCCTGCTTATGTGGAAGTTATGGGTGGATCATTAGCGTCATTCACTAATAAAAAACTATATGGAGTTATATTACCATCTCCATTACGCAAGATTATTAATAGTCCTAAAAATGAGATAGAAAAAGAAATTATTAATCAATTACCGGCAGACATTATAGAGGCCGCAAAGACACGTAAGCCCTATCTATTAAATGCCGACAAGACGATAGTATATCACTATAAAAAAGACGATTGGCAAGCCTGGGCATATCCTATGATTTATGCCATTATGGATGATATTACAGTAATAGAAAAGCTAAAATTAGCAGATATGTGCGCTCTAGATGGAGCGGTTTCAAATTTAAGAATTTTTAAATTAGGCAGTCTAGAACATAAAATTGCACCCACTAAAGCAGCAGCCGCTAAATTATCGGCAATATTAAGCAATAATGTGGGAGGTGGAACAATGGATCTGGTATGGGGTCCAGATATTGAACTAATAGAGAGCAATACTAATGTTCATCAGTTTTTGGGTGAAGGTAAATATATACCACATCTTAACTCTGTATATGCTGGATTAGGTATTCCTCCAACACTTACTGGTACTTTCGGAGCATCTGGAACTACTAATAATTTTATTAGCTTAAAAACTCTTACACAAAGATTACAGTATGGTAGGGATGTATTAGTGAATTTTTGGGATAAAGAAATCGAGATTGTACAAAAAGCTATGGGCTTTAAGTATGCTGCTAAAATAGAATTTGATAGAATGGATTTAAGCAATGAAGACGCAGAAAAAGCTTTACTTATACAGCTTGCAGATAGAAGCGTAATTAGTGATGAATTATTGCAAATGAAATTCGGCATAGATCCTGTTATGGAAAAGTTTAGAATTAATAGAGAAGATAGAGACAGAAATGCTAATCGCATGGTGCAAAAAGCCGGTCCATATTATGATGCCAATTTTGAAAATGGTCTTAAAAAGATTGCTTTACAATTAGGTATTGTCACACCAAGTCAGGTTGGTTTGGAATTAGAGCCTAAAAAGAGAGGAGAGATCACTGGATTAGAAATGAAAGCGCAGTTTCCAGCAGCGCCAAAGATTGGTAATAGTCCTAATTCCAGTAGTGGACCCATAGGAGTATCTGGTCAAGGCCGCCCCAAAAATAGTAAAGACTCTAAACAAAGAAAAGAAAAAGATTTTTCGCCAAGAACAGGAGCATCATTAGCATTGTGGGCAAATGAAGCTCAAGATAAAATAAGTGAAATTGTTAATCCAATGTTATTAGAATTTTATCAAAAAGATAATCTTAGAAAACTGTCTGCTAAAGAAAGTAAAGAATTAGATGATTTTAAGACTAAAATTCTTTTAAATATACAAGCCTACTCCAAAATTGATGAACATAGTGTAAATAAAGCTATTAGTAATATTGATGATCAAAATATTATGATTCAATTTAATAGTTTAAATTATTGGATTAAACAAATTAGTGGTGAACTTGATAAAATATTAAACATAGACGAGATTAAAAGCCTGAAGTCATCTTTTTATGCAACGGTGTATACCTAATTAATTAAGGGAATATTTATGCAAATTTTTCAATCAGAACTTGATGATAATATTGGCGAATTAATTAGCGCTTCTGCTAGCATATCTTATGCAGCTGCTCTTGAACCATGTGATAAAGGCTCACAGTCTATGGGCTTTTTTAAAGCATTAGCTTCAATGGACGACAGCGATTTATACTATACACAATCTATTTTAGTCAGCAGTAGTTGGAATAAAAATGATGATATTTTTGATAAAAATGAGGTATGGGCAGCTAGACACAGTCCCGAACACAAACCCACAAACTTAGAACATGATGAAGGTTTAATAATTGGTCATATTGTATCTAATTATCCAATTACAGAAGATGGTATTTTAATTGATGAAAATACGCCCATAGAAAATCTGCCTGATAAATATCATATTTTAACCGGCGCTGTAATTTATAAATCTTATACAAAACCTGAATTACAAAAAAGAACCAATGCATTAATAGAAGAAATAGAAAATGGCACAAAATATGTTAGTATGGAATGTTTTTTCAAGGGTTTTGATTATGGCCTAATTAATAAAGGTACCGGAGAATATAAAGTATTAGCTAGAGATAATAATACAGCATATTTGAGTAAGTACTTAAGAGCCTATGGTGGTATGGGTGAACATGAAAATTATCGTATTGGTAGAGTGCTAAGAAATATTACTTTTTCTGGTAAAGGATATGTTGACAGGCCAGCAAATCCAGATAGTATAATATTTAGTAAAGACTCATTTAAGTTTGTTAATAATATGAATTTACCAAAAAATGAAGATATTTCAAAATCAGGTGTAATAGTTTCACAGTCCAATATTAATTCGGAGAATATAACTATGAGCGAAGAAAATACACAAGTTGTTGCTGATTGTGCCGAGGCTACTCAGGCCGCAGAAACAACTATTGCTGAACTCAGAACACAACTAGAATCTTTAACAGCATCTCATGCTGAGGTTGTTGCTTCTTTACAGTCAGAAAAAGAGGCACTATCAGTTGAGCATGAAGAGGCCGCCAAGAAGATGAAAGACATGGAAGAAGAGAAGAAAAAGATGATGGCTTCTATTTCTGAACTAGAAACAAAGCTATCAGAAACTTCAACATCTTTAGCCGCTTACATGAAGAAAGAAAAGAAAATGGTACGCAAGGCCGCTCTAATTGAGAGTGGTATGGATAGTAGTGAAGTAGAAGCTATCGTAGAAAGATTTGATGCCGTAGACGACGAAACATTTGCTGCTATGACAGAAGTGTTGAAGATGAAAAAGAAGAAAGAAGATAAAAACGCTATGGCTGAAGAAACAACAGAAACCAAGAGTGAAGATCTAACTCAGGCTCTTGAAAATGTTGAAGAACCAACAGATGTTACTATTACTGTTGGTAGTGAAGACGATAGTGTTCAAAACACACGCGCTGCACTAGTAGATTTTGTTTGCACTAGACTCGGTAAAAAACTTAATAAGGGAGAATAACAATGGCTCTTAAACCAGATCGTATCGAACATTTAACTGATATTTCATTTTTCATGAACACAACAGCAGAAAGAGGCGGCGTTGCCAGTTTTGTTACTGGTGGTGTTGGTGTCTCTATGGACGATGCTGATGCTGTTGTAGCTTATGCTGCTGCTGTATCTGGTAGCGTACCAGCCGGTATTCTACTCAATGATGTTGTTGATCTTGATCTAACAAGACAGCATATCAACTGGCACAAAGATGAAGTTCAGGTTGGTGGCAAGGTCACTCTTCTAAGAGTTGGTCAGGTCACAACAGATAAAGTAACTGGAAATCCATCTGCTGGTGATGCTGCTTATGTTGGAGTTAGTGGTGCAGTTTCCACAACATCAACAAATGCTGTTAAAATCGGTACATTCCTTAGCGGTAAGGATGCTGATGGTTATGCTAAAGTCGCAGTCAACATTCAGTAATTAAGAAACGGAGAAATAAACAATGTCAGCTAATACTAAGTCATTTCAACCCACTCCAGAACTAACTGACCTCTTAGTTCGCTCTGGTTCACTGAATAAAGAGGAGGCTTTAGCCGCAAATTCGGAGTTTGCAAAAGCCCTAGAACTTCCACTCCGTCAGGGTATCCTAAATGGTAATATTCTAGATAACATTTTTGAGCCAATCGTTCTTGCTCAAAGTGCCACTCCAGAATTTCCATTAGATTTCATTGCTCCAGGCACTGAGAAGGATTTTGTGGCTTACACAATTCCTAATCATGGCTATATTCCAGAGCGCCATGTTGAGGGTGATTATGTTATGGTGCCAACATATGATATTGGTGCCAGCATTGATTATCTTCTAAAGTATGCTCGTGACGCTCGTTGGGACGTTGTTGGTCGTGCTATGGAAGTTATGGAAGCTCAATTTGTTAAGAAGATGAACGACGACGGCTGGCATACGCTACTTGCTGCTGGTGTTGATCGCAATATCGTAGTATTTGATAGCGATGCTGATAGTGGTCAGTTTACCAAGAGATTAGTTTCTCTTATGAAGACAGTTATGCGTAGAAACGGTGGTGGCAACAGTGCCAGTAATAACCGTGGTATGCTAACTGACCTTTATGTTTCTCCAGAAGCAATGGAAGACATTCGCAACTGGGGTCTAGATCAGGTAGACGAAATTACTCGTCGTGAGATTTATGTTGCTGCTGATGGTACACTTAATCGTGTATTCGGCGTCAATCTACATGATCGTGATGAGCTTGGCGAAGGTCAAGAGTATCAACTATTCTTCGACAATGTGCTCACTAGCACACTACCAGAAGGTGACGTTGAACTAGTAGTTGGTCTTGATCTACGCAAGAGAGATAGTTTCATAATGCCAGTTCGTCAAGAAGTTCAAATCTTCGAAGACGATACTCTTCATCGTCAGAAGAGAGCTGGTTTCTATGGTTGGGGCGAACAGGGCTTTGCTGTTCTAGACAATCGTAGAGTTCTACTCGGATCTCTCTAATCTCATTGAGATTAATACTCAAAAAGTAAGATGGGCTGGCCTTGTGCCAGCCTTTCTTATTTTATAGGTGTATATCTATAATAGAAATCATATTACTCACACGGGGACAGACTTATGGCATGGCAAGAACAATTAACCATTATAGTACGCACCCTCATTAATGATCTAGGCCCAACATATACTTATGATGATTCTAGAATAGAACAATGCCTAGTGGTTGCAGCAAAATATGTTCAATTTGATGTGGTTTTAGATCATAGTTATGCTGTGGATGTGGTTAATCTTAGTATTAGTCCAGATCCTACACTAGATAATGATGATATTTTTATTAGTTTAGTTAGTCTCAAAGCTGCCTGTATTATTGATCAGAGCAATTTTAGAACCAAGGCCGCACTAGAAGGCATTAGGGCTGCTTTAGGACCAGCTAGTTTATCTGTTGGTGGTAATATTACTGGTTGGAAACATATTATTGAGCATGGTCCGTGCGCTCTATATGACGATCTGGTTGAACACTGGGATGTGGCCAATGCTAGTGCTGTTAGAGCCATATTTAGTCCATTTATTGGGAATAATTTTGATCCTCAGAATCTTAATAATCCTGACTATAATCATAGTAGATTTAAAAATAATCAATTTTATTAATAGGTAACATATGAATCCTTTTGCTGGTATTATCACATCACAGTTTAAACAAACTTTTAAAGATGCTATATCGGCACTATTGGAAAATACAGCTTTAACTGTACCATGTAAATTATATTTTGAGAATACTAAATTGAGTGATTGTCCAAACTGTGTTTATGATCCTATTAGTCAAAGATCCAGTAATATTTATCAAACCGGTGGACCATTACCATTTGTCAATGGTCAGATTTGTCCATATTGTACTGGGGCTGGTAGTTTGAGCTTTTCTGCTGATGAAACAGTTTACTTGGGTATTATTAAACCAGTATTTTTTGGTATGGATCAATTAGAATTAAATAATGTTAATTTTGTTGATGGCATGATACAGTCATTGTGTTCTATTAGTTTATATCCTAAACTTAAAAATGCATCATATATTATTGTGGATACTAATATTGTTGATATCACTAACACTAAATTTATACGATATAGAGATCCTATTCCTGTGGGTTTTGGTGATAATTCATTTGTTATAACTACTTGGCAGAATGTACAATAATGGTATACATACCAGCTTCATTAGATTTGGTAGATACTCAGGCTCAAATAATTAATAATATATTACAAGCATTGGTTCCGCAGGTTGATAAGTACTTTAAAAAAACACTGAAGGCAGTATCACCAAAGATTCAAGCTGTTGTTATAGATGCTATTAAGGCTGCACCAGAATATCAATCATTACTCTCAGGACAGTTAAAGGCTGAATTTGGTTTACCGGATAGCGACACTAGACTAAACAGTATTATGGGTTTTTGGCAAAATATTAACGTGGAATACAAGACCATTACTGTTGGTAGATCGGTATTAAAGGGTGGCTTTGTTATTAATATGATTAAGCGAGATTTTAGTGATATAATTAATAGCTCAGTAGCAATACTTACCACAGAGAAAGGCACCGATCTTAATTGGTTGGAATGGCTATTGCTGTTTGGTAATCAAACCATTATTAAAGACTATAATGTAGAATTAGGACCAAATCCACGATCTCGCACAGGCATGGCAGTCATGAAAGGTGTAATATCAGGTAAGTGGTCTGTTCCTGCTGAATATTCTGGCACTATTAATAATAATTGGATTACTCGTTCTATAGATAGTATAGAAGGCGAGATTCAAAATATACTACTAAAGGCATTTAAGGATTAATCAATGTCATTTCAATATAACAATGAAAAATTTAGTGGAGTAAGCAGCATTGGTGAAAAGCTAATGTTAGCTCAGATAGAGAATAATATTAAGTCCTTTTTAGATTGGGGATTTTTGAATATTGGTGGTTTTATTAATGTAGAAAGATCACAGAATAATATTTATGGTAATCCACTAGCCAAATTAAAGCCTACCACTGATCCTAATTATCAGAATGGTCAAGTATGGCAAACTATGAGAAAAGATTGGATATGGGAACAGGATATAACATTTAGTAAGTGTGTTCCTCCTGTGGGACAGGAAATACCTAATTCTAGTCCGTGTCCTCCAGAGTATCACCAAACATCATCACCAACATTAATTACTGGTATTTATATTAATAATATTTTTTATCCATTAAATACTTCGGGATCTTATGCTTATAAAGTAGACTATATTAATAGTAGAATTATATTCAATAGTCCAGTATCCACTAGCTTAAATATAGAGATGGAATATTCTTATAGATGGATACAAGTATATAACTATGATAGTGCGAGATGGTGGCAGCAATTACAGTATAAAACTGATGAAAACGCGGCTCACTTTAATCAAATTAGCAAGGGCGATTTTAGTATATTTAGTAATAATAGAATTCAATTACCAGCTATTATTATTGAGTCTATTGCTCGCGGATTGTCTAAGCCTTTTCAATTAGGTGATAAATCTTTAATTATGAAACAAGAAGTTATGTTACATATTGTGGCCGAAAATATGTCTAGTAGAAATACTATTATTGATATACTAAGACTACAACAAGATAAATTTATACGTATGTATGATACTAATCTTGTTATTAGAGATAATGTTCAGCCATTTAATATTGATGGAACACTTAATAATGATCGTTTAAATTATAGTGAACTTTTAACTAATAGTAATTATTATTGGTTAAATAGTAGATTGACCGATATTTTTGCTTCTGGCGTAGAATCTTTTAGTCCATTTTTATCAGAGGCTAATGTGAAACTCACAGTTGAGATAATTTCACAAATTAATAATTAGTGGTGTATATTTGATTACAGTACAATCTTATTTTTATTAATGGAGAGTTCCCATGGCAAATAAAAGAATTTTTTATGCTAGTCACGCCGTTGCCGTTAATAGTGGCGTAGTTCAGGGCGCCCAAAGCGTATCAGTAGATACTAATTTTAATCTGGAACAGGTTTTCCAGCTAGGTCGTCTAGAGGTTTATGATAATATTCAAACAGATCCTGAAGTTCAAGTTACCATTAATAAGGCACTAGACGGACATAAGCTTATTTGGACGCTTAGTTTAGCGAATCACGTTGCTCCACCAGCTACTGATGGATGTATTGTTGTTCATGCTAATGATAAATCCAGTGTTAGTCTTACTGTTGGTAGAGAAGAAGACTCTGTGGTAGATGACGCTTTTGCTACTTCATACATTAATATGACAGGATGTTTCGTAGATTCTTTAACATATACTTTCCCTGTTGAGGGTAATTTTACTGAAGAAGTTACATTTGTTGGAAGTCATAAGGCTCATACATCCGCTACTGATGGACCAGCAAGTGCAAATCCACAAGTCTTGTTGGGTGGTATTGGTGGCGTTCTTCGTAGACAAAACTTTAATCTAGGTAATACTTTAAAGCTACCAGTAGAAGTTCAGAATCGCAAATTGAGTAATGTAACTATTAGCACTAGTTTTAATAGAGAAAAAATGTTTGCTCTTGGACAGTTTTCGCCATTTCATCGCTTTGTAAACTTTCCTATTGAAATTACCACAACTTTTGATGTAATTGCTGAAGACGTTGCTGATGGTGGCAATGCTCTATTTGATGAAATTACTACAAATTGTAGTGGTCGTGGATATCAGAAACAGAATATCTATATTCCAATTTGCGATGTTTCTGGTAATATAATATATGCATTTAATCTTGGTAGTGGAAATGCTCTACAAAGCATTAGTTATAGTGGTGGAGATACTGGTGGTGGAAATGTTACTGAAACATTCACCTATATTGGCTATAACACATTGTGTATTTATGATGAAAATGGAGATAATAATATTCAGTAAGCAATTAAAATAGGACTAATGTGGACTTTGATAATGAATATATCCTTTATAGGATATGCAATGGATATTACTATATAAAAGTAGATAATATAGATTATAAAATAGTAGCGCCAGATATTTCTAGTAAGTATCTGGCTCATACTATTTATATAGATATTATTAATAATGATAAGTATGATAATTTATGGTTATCATCTAAAACTATTGAAAAATTATTATCTGTTAATAATTTATGGAATAGTGAACAAGAAAGTAAACTAGAGGATATCCAAAAGTCTTTAGATAATACTAAAATACAGTATTATTTAAATTTTTTTATTCACGATATTAAAGCTGAACTAAAAAAAGCCATTAGTAGTATTAATCAGAATATTATAGAATTACAATCTAAAAAACACTATTTTGATTATCTGACTTTAGAAGCATATGCACAAAATATTAAAAATCAATATCTGTGTTCAACCATGGTGTATAGGAATGGTACTAGGATTTTTAGCTCTAATATAGAAGATTTGGACTTTGATCTTTTAGGGAAAATTATTCCAGAAATATACAAGAATACCATAGGACAATACGAACTTAAAAAATTAGCTCGTAGTGAAATTTGGAGAAGCTATTGGACATCTAATAAAGATAATGTATTTAGTGGACCGGTAATTAATTGGACAGATGAGCAAAGATCACTAGTAAATTTTACTAGAACGCTAGACGCAATTAGAGAACATATGGAAGCTCCTGATAATGATATTATTGAAGATGATGATGCATTAGATGGTTGGATGTTGCATCAGCACGAAAAAATAACTAAAGAAAAGAAAACACAACACATTACAGAAAAATATAATCTTAAGGATAAAGCAGGTCAAGAGGTATTTATTTTAGAATCTAATAAACAAGCACAGAAAGAAATTTTTGCATTAAATGATCCTCAAACTCGACGAGACCTAAAAGTCGCTAATAAACTATTAGATCAAAAAGGCACCCTTCAGGAATATGAAATACCTCATGTACAAAGAGAACTTAGAAATCAACTAAACAGTAGGAGATAATATGAATATAGATAATAAATTAATTAATGATATAGAAAAAAGAATGAGAACACTAATGATAGGATCTATTGCAAGATTTGAGGAGTCTTTTGGATATTTATGGAAGCATGGTGATGAACCATCAACCAAACAAGAAAATTTATTTAGGGATAAATGGGAGGATTTAAGATATGAATTATTAAACCATGGTAATCATCAGATTAGATCTGCTGTTAATGAATTACGATCATATGTAAATAATCAAAATAAATATAATTATAGTTATAATTTTGTAATCAAACCAAAGAATAAGGAGAAATAAGATGTTTAGTACTATTTTTACTGTAAATATAGATGGTAATGATAAAGAGTTTGAAATCAAAGCTACTAATCTACATGATCAAAGAGAGGCCCAAAAGATTTATAATCAGGCTTTTTCAGATGCTGTAAAATCTGGTTCTATAGTCCGAGCCAGACTAGACGATTTACTAAAAGAACAAGGACTATGGGACGAGAAAAAAGAAGTGCAATTTGTTACTATTCAAAAACAAATAGCAGATAAGGATAAGGCGCTATCAAAGGGTGGCATATCGTTAAAACAGGCCAAAGGTATGGCCCTTGAGATTAAAACCCTAAGAGATGAACTAAGAGAACTAATCTCTGTTAAAACTAATCTGGATACTCATACGGCCGAAGGTCAAGCTGATAATGCCCGATTTAATTATCTAGTTTCGGTATGTGTGGTGTATAATGATACTAAGAAGCCATATTTTAAGAGTTATGACGACTACCTCAATAGGTCAACAGACCCCGTTGCTTTATTGGGTGCTCAAAAATTAGCCTCTTTAATGTATGGTTTAGATAGTGACTATGAGAAAAAATTACCAGAAAATAAATTTTTACTCAAATATAAATTGGTAAATGATAATTTGGAACTCATAGACGATAAGGGTAGATTAGTTGACGCTGATGGTAGATTAGTTGATAAATTTGGGAGATATATTAACGAAGAAGGAAAATTCGTTGATAAGGATGGAAATTTGGTTGATGATAGTGGTGAGTACATAGTTGATTTTCAACCATTTTTAGATGATAATGGTAATCCTATAGTGGAAACTAATAATGCTGAGACTACACAATCAACACAGGAATCTTCAGCAGAAGCATCATAAATTTCTCTTACAATTATTTTATCAATTGCAATTATCCACACCTGTCCTAGTGACTGCTGTGGATAGTTGTGTATTTGGAGGTATATAATGGCAACAGCTTTTAACTTAACTGCACAAATCAATCTACAAGGCCCAAGTAATATTAAGCCCATAGTCTCTAAAATACAAAGAGATCTAAGTAGCAATAAATTTAAGTTAAATTTAGATGTGGGCAATACTGCTGGTAAAAATATAACATCTATTACGACACGACTTAATAGCCTATCACGAGCAGCAACCAAAGCTAATAGTAGTGTTGCCACACTAGGTCAAACTGTGGCTAATTTGGGGTCAGCTCTTAGTAGTTTAAATACTTCGTCTGTCAGTAATGCTGCGACACTAGCAAAAACCTCCAAAGCAGCGTCTAGTGCGGGTAAAGCTTTGGCAGATACTAGCACCCAAATTGAGGAATTTGGTAAACAGTCTGGATTAGCAATTAAGCGTTTTGCTGCGTTTAGTACAGTAACATCCATAGTATTTGGATTAACGAATGCTTTTAGTGGAGCATTTAAAGAATTTTTAAGTTTTAATAAAGAAATAGTAAGACTATCACAAGTTACAGGACAATCAGTTGGACAATTAGGTGCGGTTAGTAAAGAAATTACAAGACTATCCACATCATTGGGCGTGGCATCTAGTGATCTATTAACTGTAGCAACCACACTAGCACAAGCTGGCTTATCAGCAGAAGATACTAAGATAGCTCTAGAAGCATTAGCAAAGTCCGCTCTAGCACCATCATTTGATAGTTTAACAGACACAACAGAAGGCGCTATTGCCGCTATACGACAGTTTGGATTGCAGGCTAAAGAATTAGATGGCGCACTAGGTAGTATCAACGCTGTGGCTGCCGCATTTGCTGTTGAAGCTGGTGATATTATTACTGCTATTCAAAGAACTGGTGGTGTTTTCTCTGCTGCTAGTCGTGGAGTTAGCGAAGGTACCGATGCTCTAAATGAGTTTATTGCTATTTTTACTAGTGTAAGAGCAACTACTCGTGAAAGCGCAGAAACTATTGCTACTGGCTTAAGAACTATTTTTACACGTATTCAAAGAACACAAACTATAGAGCAGCTTAGAGAATTTGGTATTGAATTACAAGACTCTGAGAAAAAATTCGTTGGAGTATATGAAGCGGCCAGAAGATTAAGCGAAGGGCTCAGCCGTATTGATCCACGATCAGCACAATTTGCTACTATATCTGAAGAACTTGGTGGTTTCAGACAAATTGGTAAAGTTATTCCTCTTATTCAGCAGTTTGGCACCGCAGAAAAAGCATTGATAGTTGCACAGAAAGGAGTGGGATCAACGGCTAAAGATGCTCTAACGGCGCAACAATCATTAGCTGTTCAGTTTACTAAAACCAGAGAATCTTTTCTAGCGCTAGTTAGAGAGTTGGGAGAAAGCGCAACATTTAAATCTTTCGTAACAGTATCTCTATTATTAGCAGATACATTTATCAATTTGGCTAGAGCCCTTAAGCCATTGCTACCATTGCTAGCTACATTTGCAGCTATTAAGGTTGGTGGAGCAGTAACAGAATATGTTAGTGGTTTTGGTAAAGCCTTTGGTCGTGGCGGCGGTGGAAATACGGGTGGTGGAACAGCAACTCCGTCGCCAACTGGTGGTAGCGGTCCCAGCGGAGGCGTCACTGGAGCAGTTTTATCAGCCAACACCAATGCCCTCACCTCTCTTGCACAAACCTTAAATATTCTTAATCAATCTGTTTTAGCTCTTAATCAAAATATTGTTAATAATAATAGTTTACTAATAAATAGACCGGCTGGACGATTTGCTAGTGGAGGTTTAGTTCCAGGCACTGGCAATAGAGATACTTATCCTGCAATGCTTACTCCTGGTGAATTTGTTATTCGTAAAAAAGCTGTTGAAACTATTGGCGCTAGTAATTTAGCTCAAATGAACATGGGTGGATATGTTCAAAAGTATGAGGGCGGTTCGCCCGGTGGCGTAAGAATGCCCAAGGGAAGGGGTAAAACAGGAGCCAGAGGAGCCAGAAGCAAATTTAAAGAATTGGACGATACAGAATTGGCTCAGCTCACAACGTCACAACTAATCTCTTATGCTAAAAAGCAAGCCTATAATATATTTACTACTGGTGGATCTGGTATGGCAATTGGTAGTGAATTTATAGAAGTGCCATCATCAAGAATTATACCAGAATTAGAATCTGATTTAGTAACTCATATGGGTAAACGTGGATTTTGGAGAGAAAAAATTGCTCCATTTGGAACTCCGGCCAAACAACTTACTAAGAATAGTTCTATTGGCACTAGAGCATCGGCACTAGCAGCACAAATGAGTAAACAGACTGATGAGGTAGCTGCAAGAGATCAAAATTGGACTGCGATTCGTGGAGGTTCAGCAATAGATAATTATTTATTGTCTAGTTTACAAGAACCTATACTTGCTGACTATAAAACAGTTAGAGGAGGAGGGTCATTAGCTAAAACTTTCCATAATACAAGATTGCGTCAAGCAGTTAATAAAGCATTAGATTCTTATGATGATTTTGATTACTCGCCAATTAATATTGATAAATTAGTTAGTGGTATGGCAGCAAAAAGATTTGCTAATGGTGGTATGATTAGAAAGTATGCTGGGGCTGGAATCGTTACACCATTAACCACAGAAGAAAAGATATTACAAAATATGCTTAATTCTAGTGGAGATAAAAAACGATATCAATTTGGGTTAGTATCATTAAAGTCTGGCAATCAAAAAGGAACAAGAAAAGAAAGTTTTCCTATCGGAAATAAAGCGTTTGATGTGTTTATAGGAACATTAAGTGATGTTACGAGTAAAACATTTAGTAAAAATATAGAAAAAAATATTAATACATCATTACAGAACAGTATTATGAATACTGCTAATACTATAGGAAAACAATTAAATGTGCCCATAGTCAATCAAGCAACACAAAAACAAGTACTACAAGGGTCAACATTAGCAAGTGCAATAGGAAGTATTTTTGAAGCATCATTAGGACTATTGGGTGCTCCATATATAGACAAAGCAGAAAGTATTAAATCTATAGATTTTCCTTTTGGTATTGGATCACTTGGTGAAAAATTTAATATACCATCAAATATACCCACAGATGCCACTAGAACAGTGGGCGGATCTGGTAAAAACTTATCAGATTTTAAAGGACAGATTCAAAGATTTTTAAAAGCTATTAATAAAGGATCATTTACTAAAGCTGAAAATAAAGCTGCTCTTAAAGCGCAAAATCGAGCTATGAGAAAATCATCAACTGGTCAATTACTAGATTCTGTGATGGCGGCGTGGCAAGGTCAAGGCGTAGCACAAAAATTATCAGACGTTAATCAAACATTTGGTTATTTAAAAACATCAGTCGGAGCACCTAGGGCATTTTTATCAAATAAAGGCACTTTTCAGAACTTTATTAATAGTGGTAAATTAGAAGAAAGCACTAAAATTAATTTATTAAGTGCTGTTGCTGACGCATTAGGAGTATCCAATGTTTCAGCAGTAACAAGAAGAGCTGGTGGCGGATCAATATCCGGTAAAGATACCGTGCCAGCACTATTAACTCCTGGTGAATTTGTTATTAATAAAAACTCAGCACAAAGAATTGGATATGGTAATCTTAATAGATTAAATAAAGCTGATAAAGTTCAAGGATTTAATAAGGGTGGTGTTGTTGGATATCGTCGTGGTGGAATAGTAGAAAACATTGGTGGCAACGCTGGTGCTATTGCTGCTGTGGTCAGTGTACTAATCCCGCAAATAGAGCGCATGGCATCATCATTTAAAAACTTAAATGGTTCAATAGGAACTTTTGGTGCTACTATTGGTGAAGCAGCACAACAGGCTAGTAGTTTAGTGCTTAGTGCTGGTATTGCTGGACAAGCTGTTGGTGCTAGTAAAAAGACTATTAGAAATACTCAAGTAGGTGTGGGTATTGGTGGAGCTATAGGAGGTGGATTATCTGCTCTAGGAGCTAAGAGTCTAGAAAAGGCACTACTAAAGAATACTGATGCTTTAGGACTATTTGATAAGAACTTGCAAGATTTAACTAATGCTACTTCAGAACAATTAAGAATGGAAGCGGCTGAACGATTACAAAAAACCTTTTCGTCACTAGATACTGCTATACAAACCAGCATCAAGAATATAATGATGTTTGAAAACTTTGAAATACTGGGTCAAGAAGTAACTAATTTAACAACAAACTTAGCAACAACTGTTACTGCGGTATCAGCATTTTCTAATATAGCCAGAGATGCTGCTAGAACTGTTAGAAGATCACAAATGGCAGGATATGCTGGTCCTGCCGTTGGAGCCACAACTAAAGTATTAGGTAGTTTTGCTAAGGCTATACCATTCTTGGGTACTGCTTTAGCAGCAGTAGAAATAGGGGCTAGTTTATGGTCATTTTTTAATACCAATCTACAAAAAAGTGGTGAACAACTCACACGGTTCTATCAAAACTTAACACAAATAACTAAAAATGCTAAAGATTTTAGTATAACTAATCGTAATTTTACCGATGTTCTTTTACCAACATTTAATAAGCTTAACTTAGATCGTAGTCTTACTACTGAAGAAGTGAATCAAAGTTTGGGTAGTACCAAAAATATTATGGGAGGCGTAAATGAATTAAATCTTGAATTTAGAAAATTATTACAAGAAAGATTAGGCGCACAAGCATTAGGTATTGGAGTTGAAGAGACCTCAGCTCAAGCCAGAGCAAAATTATCACCAGAAAGTCAAAAAGTATTTGATGCTACTGTTGAAGCAGCTAGGCGAGAATTTATTAAAGCGCAATTTATTCAAATGAAAATGGGACAAGGGTCGGATAGGGAGTCCGCAGAAAAAGCATTTGCCAAAGCCACAGACGCAGAAATTTTTGCAACAATAGAGTATGTTGGCGTTAAAAATAAAGAAATATTTATAGCTAAACAAGCATTAGTAATTAACAGTCAACTTAAAAGTAGTTTTGTTACGCTAGATAATGTCTTAATAAGATTTGCTACTAATCTTAATCGTTCGGCACAAACAGCTATTAATAGTTTTGATGATTTAGATAGAAAGATAGCTTTATTAACTGGTGAACCACAACCTGTTGGCGGAGAATTCTTAAGAAGACAAATTGATGTATTAGATAATTTGAAGGGTGCCAGCGCTATTGATATTCAAAATATTACTCAAACAGTAGGTGGTCTTTTAAATATTGCACCAAATACTAAATCTGCCGAACAACTACAGGAAATGCAGGCCCAGATAGAATCTGGCAGATTGATACAACAAGAGCTTCCTCTAATACTAAGAGATATACGAGACAATCCTAGTCTTAGAACTACTACAGGAGGACTAGATCAAATAATAAAAGATAGATTTAAAGGACCTCTGACCAAAGCTATTGGTGGTCCAAATGCAGAAGAACTAAGTGCACAAATTATTGGACAAATCACTCAGCAATTATCATCTTTAACTGATAATCCAGATAAAAATATAGCCGAAATTCTAGATCAATTAACATCAGAAGGATCAGCATTTAGTACGATGCTAAAATCTTCTGAGAAAGCTCAAGAAGCCTTCAAAACTGTTATAGAAGCATCTGCTAAAGTACAAGATAAATTAGCAGAACAAACTAAAAAATATATAGAACTCAATCAAAGATTAATAGAAAGTCAAACCAATAGACTACAAAACGAAGCACAAGAAGCTATAGAATTAAAAAGAGCAATGGGACTAAATGTTACATTGGGTGAACTCAATGATGTATTTGATCTTAGTATTAGAAGATTAACAGATTTTTCTGATTTGCCACAACCCAAGATTGATAC